AGGGACAACAACGGTTTGTTGGCGACTCTCGACATGTCGTGGCAACAGGCGTTAGATAAAGTGCCAGATGTTGATGTGGCTTACATCAACGCTCTGTTACGTCGAGGCGAAGACCTCACCGCGCCGCCACGCATTAAACTTTCAACAATACATGGAGCCAAAGGGGGCGAAGCAGAAAACGTGGTTTTGTACACTGACCTGACGGCCGCTGCCGAACAGTCAATGGAGAAGGACCCGGACTCAATGCACCGCGTATTTTACGTGGCAGTGACCCGGACCAAACAAAACTTGTATTTGGTTGAACCCGAAAACTTCTATAGGAGCTACGCCGTATGAAATCCCTAGAGACCCAGATCGCGGGTCAGCACTACAAGAATCAGAATATTCAACCAATTGAATACATTCTTGAAAATGAGTTACCTTTCATCGAAGGCAACATTGTGAAGTACATTACGAGGTGGAGGGAAAAGGGCGGCATCGAGGACCTGAAGAAAGTAAAGCACTATGTTGAAATCCTAATGGAGCATGAGGATGCAAAAAGAAACAAGACTACAGTTCCCCCTGTTCACGCCAAAGACGGAATGGACCGCACCATTTGAACTCAAGGATCTAACTGATGCGAAAGAGATTGCAATCGACCTTGAGACACGCGACCCGCACTTAAAAGAGAACGGGCCCGGCTGGCCGAAGAAAGACGGTGACGTGGTGGGTATCGCTGTTGCGACTGAAGGCTTCGAAGCCTACTACCCCATTGACCATGCAGGGGGTGGCAACCTCGACAAGAATGTGGTGTTGAAGTGGCTCGACAAGCAGCTTTCGACTGACTGTCCCAAGATTATGCACAACGCGCCTTACGACTTGGGCTGGCTCAAAGCACTGGGCACCACGGTTAACGGGCCTATTATCGACACAATGATCATGGCCGCGCTTTTGGACGAGAACCGATTTTCCTACTCACTGAACGCCCTGTCTTACGATTACTTGGGCGAAGCCAAGTCAGAGAAGCTACTGACCGAAGCGGCGGTGGATTTTGGTGTAGACCCCAAGGCCGAGCTATGGAAGCTGCCTAGCCAGTTTGTGGGGCCCTATGCCGAGCAAGACGCCCGGTTAGCGTTTGATCTGTACAAGTTTTTCCGCGTAGAGATCAGCAAAGAGAACCTCAACACGGTCTTCGATCTTGAAACGCGATTGACTCCCTGCCTGATTGACATGACCTTTCGAGGCATTCGGGTGGACATGGAGAAATGCGAGCGCACTAAGCAAGAGTTATTAAAACGAGAGAAGATCCTGCTTAAACAGATCAAGGACATGGCCGGTCAGGACGTAGAGATCTGGGCGGCAGCGTCCCTCGCCAAAGCATTCGATAAGCTCAAGATCAAGTACGCAAGGACCGGGACAGGACAGCCGTCTTTTACCAAGTCCTTTTTGTCCGAGCACCCGCATGAGTTTGCCAAGCTCGTGGTAGAGGCGCGTAACCTGAACAAAATACAGGGCACGTTTGTCACCTCAATCATGAAGTATGTGTCGAAAGAGGGCCGTATCCACGGGCATATCAACCAGTTACGATCTGATGACGGTGGCACCGTCTCGGGCCGATTGTCGATGGCGAATCCTAATTTGCAACAGATCCCGGCACGTGATCCAGAACTCGGTCCCTTAATCCGCAGCTTGTTTCTCCCGGAGGAAGACGAGCAATGGGCGGCTATTGACTTCTCGCAGCAAGAACCACGCATCTTGACTCATTACGCTTCGGTGTTTGGTGAGTGGAAGGGTTCTCCACTGGGCGGGGCCAAAGAGTTTGTTGATGCCTACACCAACGATCCTGAGACAGACTTTCATACGATGGTAGCCGAGATGGCACAGATCCCACGCAAACAGGCAAAAACGATTAACCTTGGCATGATGTACGGCATGGGAGTCAAAAAGCTTTCTGAGCAGTTAGACCTGGATATTGACGAGGCTAAAAGTTTGACGGAGCAATACCACTCCAGAGTGCCCTTTGTGAAACAGCTAATGTCTGGCGTGTCACGCAGCGTAGACAAGAAAGAAGATGGCGCGATCCGTTCACTGAAAGGACGCAAGTGCCGGTTCAATATGTATGAGCCTATCGGGTACGACCTGCAGAAAGCAATGCCGAAGAAGGAAGCGAAGGCGGCCTACGGGGACACTACGCCCCTGCGCCGTGCCTACACGTACAAGGCATTGAATCGCCTGATACAGGCTTCTGCAGCGGACATGACAAAACAAGCGATGGTGGACTTGTACGAGGCTGGAGAACGGCCTCTGCTTCAGGTACACGATGAGCTGGGGTGCAGTGTGAAGGACTTGGCCCACGCAAAACGGATTAGAGAAGTCATGGAGAACGCTATTGAACTCAGGGTTCCCAACAAATGCGACATTGACCTCGGACCCAGTTGGGGCGAGACAAAAGAGGTGAAATGACTTGCGATAGTTCGCATAGGGTCTTATACTTCACGCATGGATACAGAAAAATGGAAATCAGTTTTGGTCCCGGTGCCCGTGTACCGAGAGATCAAAGAAATTGCGCAGATGGAAGATCGTTCGATCAGCGGCCAGTTGCGCAAAATATTCAAAGAATGGAAAGAAGATCGGATTGCCGAAGCGGCAGAAATCGATCAAAATAGTTTAACTACTTTCTCGGCAGATTAAAGTAGAGGCAGGGGTCCACTTCGACCCAGTTGGCCCGTTCCCGTCCGGGTTGCCGCAGACGGGATAATTTGTTAGTTTATAGATAGAAGAAGCCCCCTAGCTTCTTTAGAAGAGTAGCCAATACCTCTTCGTCTCAAAATACCCCGAGAATTAACACACCTCGGGCATTCCTTAGCCGGGCCTTGCTCTCCGCTGATGACAAGGCCCGGTCCCTTTTTTTACTTGAAAGTGATATGGTTGGTCTGACCAAAGGGTGGGCTCACCCTTCGGAGCGAGACTGGCCCACTTGTGGTCAAAACGGGCTTACTTCTTTTCGTGGTTATTGACAACCAGATAATGTGTCTTGGCGAAGAACTTACGCGATACCGTTAGGCTTTTCAGTTGAGAAACCGTCGTATCTACCTGTTCTATCTCGCCGCCCTTCTTGAGAAACTCGGCCACTTGATCATCAAGTTCCTTGCTCTGCTCTTCTTTTGTCTTTGCCATCTCAGTCCGTCGCCAACTCAACGTACACCTTGGTCCAGTAAGTTCTGGCCCAATCGCTTATGTTTGGGTTCTCCAGTATGTTTCTAACCGCCAATAACTGAGACACCATTCTCCATTCATCTTTGCTCATCATTTTCTCTCCAATTCACAAATTTCTGCTGTTGGAAAATCCTCATCTGTTTTACCTTCCAACGTCATTTCTGTCAAAAAGTTGTTTGCTTCTTTTTTGGATGCAAAGGGACCACGGACCTTGGAGCGTCCATGCTTCTTCGCGTTATGTAAAACAATTACCCAGGTTTCCATGTTAAATAACCTCACCTTACCAGAACGAACCGCACCCTAACCCAACGTACCCCGACAAACCTGCCACACCTAAACACGTCTAATCTCACCTAACCACGTCTAGCTTTACCACACCTGCCGTACCTTATCGAACCGCACCGAAACCAAAATCAACCCACCCCACCTTACCTGCCTCACCGAAACGGAGCTTGCCGTAACACAACACGCCTAACACAAACGCACCTTACCGGACCTGCCTTACCAAATCGTGCCATACCAAACCCTAACTTATCCCAACGAACCCAAATCTGCCGGACCTGCCAAACCTCGACTAACCGTGCATTACCGTTACTGAACGAAACGAAACATAACCAAACCAGCCGTACCTGCCTCACCGCACCGTGCCTTATCGGAACCCAACGTAACGAAACAGAACCCGCCCCACCTGCCAAACCAAACCGCGTCCAGACCAAGCCAATTTATTTTTTAAGAAACAAATTGATTGGTTCCAAAACATCCGATAACTCAGACAAGGCTTTGTATTTATGTGTGAATGCTTCTAGCTCTTTCCTGGCATTGTCAACCAACTGTTGTCTGCCTTCGGGATCTTTCAACATATCAAACGTGTTAAGCCAGATTCTTTGGGGCTTGCCGCCGCACTCAATCTTCGCTCGTTGAAACAAACGAACCTCGGTAGGCTCTGCCTGACTGTCATTCAACTTTTCAGTCACCACCACTAAAGACCTTTTGATTTTTTTCTCTGTTATCAATCGGAATTTATTACCGGCTATTTCGTCGTTCCATTCAAAATCGTTATGCAACACGGACTTTGGGCTGCGAGCGTGTTCTACTAAAGAGCCATCGGGGGCATAACCCCCGTGGCGTTTATTTAGAGCCTCTATTTCTTTCAAAGCAGCGTTTGCATCTGCCTTGAAAAAAGACCCCTTTCTCCATTTAACTTCGGTATAAACAGGTTTCACGCTGCTGCTTCCGATTCAAAGTCTATGAAGGTTTCCTTCAGTTCAATTTGATGCTTGAACTCCCTGTCAACCTCAAACCGACCATACTCTCCACCTTTTTCTGGACGCATCTCACCTAGTCCAACACCGAAACCGGCCCTTTGTATTAGATTTAAGATGGTGTTCTGTGTCAGCGATTGAGAGTCAAACTCCATCCGAACAATCATGGACCAGTTGCGGAACTCCGGGCGATAACGTAGGTCAGTGGACCCCATGCCTACCCGAACTATGTCTTCCCGCATCAGAGGGTCTTCTGATTCAAAAGCACACAGATTGTTGACCGTATCATCCGGAATAATGAACAGAGACTTTCTAAGTAAAGTCTTTTCAAGTCCGATGTCTTTGTGAGCAGCATTGATAAAACATCTTTTCAGTCCCCCTGCCGGGAACCCAAAACGTCCATCCTCGCAAGTGTAAGCAGCATCCCTGAATTCTTGTTCAGGATCTCGGGCTTCTCGGTTTTTAACCTTAACCCCCTGATGCTTATCCTTAATCATCTTTATTGCTTTCTCACTCCACTTATGCTCGATCAAAGCAGAGATTCCCTTGATGCGCGTGGTCAAAATCGACTGCTGCATCTCTTCAAGTTGTATTACGTTACTCATTCCTTTTTTCCTTAGCGGCTGTGCCGCGCTTTTTTATTTTAGAAAGTTTCCTTTCTTACCTATTCAAAGTGTCGTCTTTCAACGCAACTTAAAATTCTTCTTGTGTCCAATGCGTGTCGTTCATTACAACCTGTAGATGCACCATCGGCTGATCGGACTTGTCATACGCAATCTTTAGCCCCTGTACCAACGGCTCCAACATCTCCGACCTCTCGTTCATCGTCATGTCTTCCCAGACTTCAGGTTCCATGTTGATAGGTATCCGGGTAACCAGTTTTCTTTCGATAGATCGATAGTCTTCGAAATAGACATCGACCCCCGCACAACGGTACAAATGCAACCCACGCATCGAAGGATCACAAACCTGAAAGACCGGGCCTTTCGTTTCTTTCGCATCGATCTGTTGTTGAAGCTCAAATATTTTGTCTTGCAGCTTGTCCGATTCTTCTCGCTGATTGAGCAACGAATCCAGACGAAGCTGGCTCACTTCCTTTTCGTCTTCTATCATTTTTTCTAACTGCGACACCTGGGTTTTAAGTTTTTTAACTGTCTTCTCCAGTTCTTTCTTATAAACCATGCTATTTCTCCTGTTTAAGTTGGTGGTTTGGGCGGCGTTTTGCCGACATTGAAATTACATGCTGCGAGTAATCAACGCCCGGCGGGAGATGCTGTTGAATATCTCCCATTGCTATGTCCCGAAGGTCCAAGTGGTTTTGCCATTTAAAACCAAAACTGTCTCGCGCCTCGTAGACTATCGCGATGTCATATTTCGCTACTTCCATCTTCATTGTTTCCCTTTTCATTCCTTAGTACAGCGTTTAACCGTTCACGGTCCTCGGTGCTGATGTGTTTTTTAATGTTGAGGATCGACATGCCGAGAGCGTCGATCCCGTATTTCTCGCTAAACTCTTCGCAAAGCTCAACGAACGTCATTTTTCAAAAGGCCCCAAGAGCATGTCCGCGATCTTATTACCGTGGTCCGCGTCCTGAATCGCTTTCATAGCCATCAACTTCCCGGCAGCGTCGGACAACTCCGGGAATGCCCTGTCAAACGCCTCGGTATCTTCTTCCGCGGACTCAACCGGACCTTCTTTCGATTCATACGTTTCAAAACAGTTGACCCATTGGGACAATTCTTTGTCCGTCATGTTCAAAAGTTTTTCTAATTCTTTGCGGATTGTTTTCGCCAACACCTCGTGCGGGATCTCATCCGGATCTTCGAAAGTACTATCAACGTAAAAATTTGTGTCATAGATATGGGTATATAATTCCATCACACAGCCTCCTGTAACGCAGTCACGTTGATCTCGTCGGTGGTTAGGTGGGCATACTCCGGGTTCCGGGTCACGTTGGCACACAACATGACGTTACCCGCCGCATCGTGCTTGAAAGTGAACGCCACCGTATCACCCTCGGCAGCTTGCTCACGCAGCACTGGAGCGGGGATGTTGTAACGCTTGTCCTTGCGTCCGTTCTTCCCGGTTACGACATAGAACTTGATTGTCGTTTCAGTTCCGTCCGTGAAGTGCAGCGGCATTTCTTTTTTGCTGCCGTTGGTCATGGTGTCGAAATCGACGCCGAGCAACCGCGCCAAGCGGACCAGTTCTTTAAAGCAGTCCGGGTTGCCTTTCTCGATCATGGTTTTGGTCAGAGTCTTGCTGACCGCGGGGATAAGTAGATCCATTAGTCTTCTTCCTTTTGTTGTAGCTCATCGAGCTTTTTATTTATCTCTTGGAGAGTGGACTGGATGTCTCGCAGCACGGTCCACGCTTCTTGGACTTCTTGTTCTGACAGCGTGATTTTGATCTCGATCTTTTCCATTCGTTTCTCCAAGTCGGTTTTCGATAATAAGGGTATTTGTTTGGATATACAACACCTCCTATATCTTTTTTTGTTTTTTGGGTTTTTAGCGTTTTTTACTTCTATGCGAAAATATGGTAAAATGTAGGTTGGGTCGTATACTCTCTGTCGAAACTGACCCTCTCGATTGTTCTTTAACAGGCCGCTGCTGCGGGAATCGCTGCCGCTGCGGCTACAACTTACAACAACTAAACGGAGGTTCATCCTATGATGGATTTTTACGAAACCGATGGCGGGCGACTATGCCGCACTTTCAAAGACGATTGTGTCGTCAGGTCAATCAGCATCGTTTTACGGTGCCCATATAAAGAGGTCTTCGAAGACCTCATGAATTTGGGCCTTGAGATGGGAGCGTATCCAAACTACGACAAAGTTTGGATCAAGTACATCGAGTCAAAGGGACTTGTGAAACACAAACCACCCCGAGACAAAAACGGCAAACTGATCAAGCTGCGCGATTGGGATTTCCGAGGACGGGCAGTTGTCCGAAACTCTGGACACTTGACCGCCGTAGACGGTGGAACAGTTACCGATTCTTGGGACTGTCGAAACCGGCCAGTAAACTCATACTGGGTTTATAAAAAGACGCTGCCGGGAAAACCGGGGGGTTTTGAAGCCATGCTCAACAAAGAGTTAGCTTTTTTGCTTCGGCCATCTAAAAGTCGGAAATAAAATTAAGGGGGCATTACGCCCCTTTTTTTATGGCCCCTGGACTCGGGCTAATTGGTTTTGAAACAACCTCCGCAAATATCTTCTGAGTTCCATGAGGGGTTATCGTAAGGCTCGACCCCCTCTTCCCATATCCAAGTTTCACCCGTCGTAATTACTTCTTCAGGATCAAAACTAAAACTCTCGGACTGTTTGCGCATCTGGTCTTCAGTCAAGCCCTCTTGCCGACCCCCTCCGTCCTGAAACCAAATAGTGTAGGTTGGTTGGGGTTCGACCTCGGGCCGCGTTTCACGGTTCTTGGCTCGCTGTTGTTCGATTTTGCGTTTCAGCTTGTCATCGATCACTTCCCGAGGAGGGTTAAAAATTTGGTAAATTTTGTTGAGCAGCCAGAACATTAGGATTGCTCCGCGTTTTCGACTAGATCCCTCGCGAACTTTAACGATTCTTTGCGGCACGAGTAACCCACGGCGGGCGTGAAATGCTTCTCGTGAAATAGTCCGCGGTTCTCGGCACTCGGCCATCGGACGGTGTAGCCGCCAGTTGAGTTTTTAAAAATTGTTGTTTGCATTAGTTATGCTCCGTTTAGTTAGATCGGCCGAGTATAGAATTGATCGCATACAAAAATAAAGTTTTTTTCGTTAATTGCGCTATCTATATAGTACTTTTTGAGAAAATTAATTTTTTTAAAAAAATAATTTCAAAAATGCCGGGACTGGTGGGACTGGTGGGATTAGCCAGTAAACACGCGGCTTTCAGCCGTACCGGCACGGTCCCAGTGAGGTTTAACAACGGGACAGTTTTGTTAATTAGCGTTTCCACATATAGGGCCTCAAAAAGTTTTTTTTATTTTTTATTTATTTCTGAAAAGTACTATATGGGAACGGCTTTTTTAATTGTCCCGGATTGGTTTACTTTTTAAAAAGGATATAAGATAATTCTTATACAACTAAACCGGAGATTAAAAAATGAAATTATTGGACACGGGAAACGGCAACTCGAAAGTAAGAAAGACTCAGAAGCTCGGCGGCGCGATCCGATTGGCTCAGTTAAGTATGTACCCGGATAACATCATTTGTCCCGGTAGTAAGGCGGCCGGTTGTATGGAAGCTTGTCTTAAAGATTCGGGCTTGGCTAATGTTTACGATAGCGTCAACGAAGCCCGGCGGCGAAAGACTGAATTTTTCAAAAATGACGAGTCGAGATTTCTAGAGCAATTACGCCGGGAGCTTTCGAATTTTTTAAAACTTTGCAAAAAAACCGGGGTTGTTGGCTGGGTTCGTTTGAATACGATTTCAGATATTGCTTATGAGACTTTCGGCATTCCGCAAGAATTCCCGGAGCTGAATTTTTACGACTACACCAAACGCGCGGCGAGACTTTTAAAAACCCCGGATAATTATAATTTGATGTTCAGTTATTCAGGGGCGGCGAAATACCATAACCAAGTTAAAAAAGCTTTTAAAACTGGTGTTCCTATTGCGGCCGTGTTCCGGGGAACAATGCCAGATATTTTTTTGGGGCGGCGCGTCATCAATGGGGATAGATCCGATTTAATTAATTTAAAATCCCCCGGGAAAATTATTGGACTAAAAGCGAAAGGCCCGGCATTGATTCCAAACGAGTCTAATAAGCTTTTCGTAATAGATGAAAATAACCGGGAGACTTTCGAAAATCGGTTTTTTAAAAAAATACCCGTAATTCAAACAATCCCGGAATGGGCCTTCGAATACGAATAAGGGCGGCATAATCAAAATTTTAAAAAGTTTACATATGGGACGCTCTTATATACTATCTGGAATGCGGCTAATAAATCTCGGGGTTACCGCACCCCGGACAACTTAAAAAGGAAGTTTTAAAAAATGGAAAATGTAACAATTGAAAATGCGAAAGGTACGCTTCAATCAATTCTTCAAACTATCGACGATCAGGAAGCCCGGAAACAAGATTATATCGCGCCTACCAATGCCATGCATATCGAGACGCGCGAGGGTAATACTAACGTCATTCTAGAGGGGACCGGGGGAATGCCTACGCAAACCTTCGAAACTAACGACGTTGCCTTTAATCAACTATCCGGGACGGCTGAAATCGACGTTAGAACAGCGCGACGGTTACGCGACAATTACTCGCCCGAGTTCGACGCATTAATGAATAAGATTTTCGAAACTGAACCGAAGAATAAAATGCTTAGAACATTCGACGGCGAGCGGCCGTTATTGCGGGCGGTGGTTTCCGATAAATTTAAAACTTTCGATAACGCCGATTTAATCCGGGCTTCGTTGCCTCAATTAATCGATAGCCCGGCGGCATGGCAAGTGGTCAATGGCTCGGTAACTGATCAGCGTCTATCGCTTCGTTTGAAGTCTCGGAACCAATTAGCCGAGCCGGCATTGGGCGACGTTATGGCAAACGGGATCGCGTTATCTAATAGCGAAACCGGCAACGGTGCGGTATCAGTTACTCAAATGTTCTGGACGTTGGCTTGCTTAAATGGAATGCAAACCGAAAACAAAACCCGGAACACCCACGTAACGAGTGCCCGGGGCGGTGATCAATGGGAGTTACTAAAGCAAGAAACTAAAGATGCTGATAACCGGGCTTTAGAATTAAAACTCCGGGATATCGTCGCTTCTTATGCGTCGCGTGAATCTTTCGATGAAATGATCGAAGTTATGAAAAGGGCACATACTGACACGGTAGAAAATGGATTAGTAAATCCCACCGCCGTAGTCGATGCGGTTGTGTCGGTTTTGTCTCTCCCGAAGAAATCTACCGAGTCGCTAATGGCTGGTTTTATGCAAACCATACAGCAACCCGGATACGTCAATAAGCCCGTTAGCCGTGCGACTTTAGTAAACGCGGTTACGGCCGTAGCTCACACTGTAGACGCGGACGACGTGGACGACTGGTATTCCCATGGCTCTACTGTTCTCAATTTGCCGAGAAATCAATGGGAGACAATCGCTAACGCCGCCTAAACTTTAAAAAGTTTTAGGGCCCTAAGCCCGCCTAGTGCGGGCTTTTTTGTGCGCTTTATTTGGTCGTCTATGTATGCGAGTATATAGGTGGTTTCTTAATCAACTAAAACTGGAGTTTTAAAAAATGGAATCAAAACGAATTGAACATATACAAGCCCCCATTACATGGGGCAACGCCGCCCGGATATATTGCGCGTGTATCGAAGGCCATGCCGACACTCCCGCCGGCCGACGGGCGGCCGTTAACGCCCGGGAGGATTTAATCAAGATGGGCGAACAATTAGACAAGTGTATGACTAAGCTAAAAGACGCGGGGCTGGTGTAATGAAAATAAAACGTAGCCGAATAGTAATGTCGGGCGATAACGAACAAGCTTTGTTTATGATTGAAAAGGGCGGGTGCCTTGTGTTCACTGGCTCGTTAACGGGCGATCATAGAATTTCAGCCGATTCTAGCCCGGAGCGAATAGCCGCCCATTGGGATGGTTATTGCTTTGCCGCCGAGCATCCATTCTCGCGCCGTATAAAGGCCCGCCGCGGTTACTCGCTACGATAGCCGCCCAACGTCTTTTATAAGCCCGCCCGGTGCGGGCTTTTTTTTGGGCTTTATTCGAGCTTCTATCTATGGGAATATATGCGCTACTTAATCAACTAAAAGGAAGTTACTAAATGAGATATGAAAAACTAAAGAATGTCCCCCGGGGGGAATTCCTAAAAAGGAAGCCCGAGCACAAAAAGGTTTACACCCGCGGCGAGTACGACCGAAGTTTTAAAAAGTACCGGATAGACGATTGGGACGATATCAGCCGCGATATGCTAGTTGACGGTGAGAAGCTCGTTTGGGTGGGCTTTACTTTCTAACCGTCCGGCGCTCCCTAAGCCCGCCATGCGCGGGCTTTTTTTTGGCCCAAATAAATGAGTACAACCGGCCCCCGCCCGCCTCCCGGGGATGGGGGCAAACGTACCGTGCACCGCGTACCGTGTCCGGTGGTTTGAACTTCCCGGTTCCCGAACCGCGCACCGTGCCCAAATAACCGCGAGCCATGCCCGCGAGCCACGAACCAAACACCGCCGCCCGGCCCCCGCCCGCCACAAACTAACGAACACAAACCGCCCGCAAGTAAGCCCGCAAACCGCGCACCGTGGGCCGTGTACCGTTTTGTTATGCTCGGGTCCCCCGGACAATAGAGGCTAACCGCGGTCAATCGAGCGCGAACTTTTCGGGAATTTCCGCGCGACGTGGGGGCACTTGTACGGCACGTGTACTGGTGCAAGTTTTTCGCAAACAATCACCTAAAAAATCAAACGGCGTTTACTGTTTAAAAAAAGCTGTTATTTGATCCGTTTTTTGGTATAAGATTCACCGCATGGAGAAAGCCGTTGACAAAGCCAAGGGCCGTGGGAGACCCCGCGTTAGCGAAGAAACTCGACTAACCGGCAAGCAAGTAAAGTTCGTGGAGCTTGTAGCAACCCGCGAGGGCCAAGACACGTTACAAAACTTAGCCGTAGAAGCGGGCTTCAGTGCCCGTGGCGCAAATGTCAGGGCTTACGAGCTTTTAAACCCCAAAATTAGTCCACACGTCTGTAAGGCGTTACGCGAGCGCAGAGAGCAACTTGCTCAAAAATACGAAGTCACTTATGCGAGGCATATTCGCGATTTACAACGAATCAGGGACGATGCTTTGGCAAACGGAGCCTATAGTGCCGCTGTCCAAGCTGAGAAAGCCAGAGGGCTTGCCCAGGGTAATATTTACGTTAATAAGAGTGAAATACGTCACGGCTCCATAGATCAGATGAGCAAGGAACAAGTTCAGGAAGCACTAAACGAACTCAGGCGTCAGCTTGGGGAAAAGGTGATTGATGTCGAACCAGAGCGAATCGAAGTTTTGGAAGACGTTAAAGTGGCACATTGAAAAATCCGGGGCGAATGTAGTACTGACGCGAATCGAAAATTCGCAAACCCCCGGCATTCCTGATCTGTTGCTGTGCGATGAAAAGAAACGTTTGCATTTAATCGAGTTGAAGGTTTTAAAGGGCAATAAAGTGTTGCTCAGTCCGTTTCAGGTAAGTTTTGCCACACGGCACATGGGATCAAAAGTTTGGCTTTTGGCTCAAAAATGGGTAAAAGATACCAATGAACTGTATTTGTATCGATCTGAACGTGTGTTACGAGTCGCGGACAAGGGCGTTGCGGAAGTGAAGCCTGATCTTTTATTCACGTTGCCGTTAGATGTGGATAAATTTTTAAAGTTTTTGGCGGATTCTTAGGGACCCCTATGAGCCTGAGTCTTGAAACGGTAGACGAAACTCAAAAACTGCGGTTGGAACTGCGTCTGAAGCAGTTAGAAAAGCTTGAAACTTGTCAAAATGAATTTATTCCATTTGTTCGAAGTATGTGGCCCGGTTTCATTGCAGGGCGGCACCACTACATTATTGCCGAAAAGCTAGAAGAAATTGCGAGCGGCAAGTTAAAACGTTTGATCATCAACATGCCTCCGCGGCACACGAAGAGTGAATTTGCATCATTTCTCTTTCCTGCGTGGATGATCGGCCGTGATCCGTCGATGAAGATCATACAGGCTACGCACACGACTGAACTGGCCGTGAACTTTGGCCGTAAGGTCAAGAACCTTCTGGAAACGGACGAGTATCATGATATTTTTGAGGGAACTCAGCTATCGGCAGATAGTAAGGCATCGGGCAGATGGGACACAAAATCGGGTGGTATGTACTATGCCGTGGGCGTTGGTTCGAACTTGGCGGGCCGTGGTGGTGATTTAATTATCATTGACGACCCTCACTCGGAGCAGACGGCGATGTCGGCCAGTGGTTTTGAAAATGCGTGGGAGTGGTACACCGCGGGTCCCAGACAGCGTTTACAGCCGGGCGGAGCGATAGTTCTGGTACAAACCCGGTGGTCCGAGAAAGACATGACGGGAAATCTGATTCGTCAGATGACTAAAGATCCGAACGCGGATCAGTGGGAGGTAGTCGAGTTACCTGCCATATTACCGAGTGGCGAGCCGACGTGGCCTGAGTTCTGGAAACGGGAGGAACTGGAATCGGTCAAGGCGTCGATACCGCCTTATCAGTGGAACGCGCAGTATCAACAGGCTCCGACCTCGGAAAGTCTGGCGATCCTGAAGCGTGAATGGTGGAACGTGTGGGAGGGTGAAGGCATTCCGAACCTTCAGTATGTCATCCAGAGTTACGATACGGCGTTCTCGAAACGCGAAACAGCGGACTACAGTGCGATCACGACGTGGGGGGTATTTTACCCCGAGGAGGTTGGGGGCCCCGCGCATTTGATCTTGCTGGATGCGAAGAAGGGCCGCTGGGATTTTCCCGAGTTGAAGGAGATTGCGCTGGAGGCGTACAAATATTGGGAGCCAGAAACGGTAATTATTGAGGCAAAAGCCACAGGGACCCCTCTGACCCACGAATTACGGCAGGTTGGCATCCCGGTGGTAAATTTTACGCCGAGCAGAGGTAATGATAAACTTTCTCGGGTTCATGCTATCTCTCCGCTATTTGAAGCTGGTATGATCTGGGCTCCGGATGAAACGTGGGCGCATGAAGTAATTGAAGAATGTGCATCGTTTCCGAATGGGACGCACGATGACCTGGTGGATAGTACCACTCAGGCGTTGATGCGGTATCGACAGGGCAACTTTGTCAGTTTGCCCAGTGACGACTGGGAAGACTTTGGGAGTGGACAGACGATGATATCGGCAGCAGCGTATTATGGCTGAACGGGTTGACTTGACACAGGCCGAGATTCTTGCGCGTCAAAGAATGCTTGAAGAAGCGTTAGCGCGGCAAGCACCAGATGCCGAGCTTTTTAGCAGGATGAACCAGCCACGGCCCGAGGAACAAAAACCTAGAACTGTTTCTGTTGCCGAATCGGAAAGGAACCCTTTTGCTGCTGCGGTAGCTCCTTTCATGCCTTTTGAGCGTGACGTAATCAGGGAGCCTCAATCTACTTTTGAAACCATTCAGCGGTATAACCCCGGCGGTCTGGACGGCGAAGCCTTTGTTCAAGAAGACGTAGAAACCAGTTACACCCCCGGTGAGTACGGTCCTAGACGGTTTGCACCTCCCCAAATTTTTGATGCAATCAGCGGTGGCTTGAAATTTGGTGACCGACTGTTGTTCGGTGACGACAGAGAACAGACCGAGGCCCTCGAAACAGTGCGTCAGGGTATAGGGGCATTACCCGGTGTACCCAAGGCAATGGTTGAAAGTATTTATGGCGGCGCAGAAAACGTGGCCCGCGGAAACATCACTACGAGGGATGCAGAAGGTAATATTACCCGTCCCGGCCAGTTTGCCGAAGGACTTGCCATGTTTCCTGCAGCGCGGCTTTTTACTGACGTACCAGAGAACTCTTTTGGTATTTTTGGTGGTAAAGAGGGCAAATCGGGCGAAGAAGCCGAAGGAATAGTAAAAATGCTCGAAGAATCGGGCTTGGATGCAAAAGAAGGTTGGGAAAGACAGTCTGGCTCGAACACCTACAAAGCATACCGCTCCTCGCTGGATGGCAAGGTTCGTTATGAAATCCCGATGCAAAACGCCAGTTTTAAAGGAATTGTCCGGGAAGTAGAAGATCCTGACGTGGAGTTAGGCAAGATATTGGCCGGTGGCCCGGAAGCGGCTGAACAAAGATTGCTGAATATGCAAGCAATGCGTATTCGTAAAATTAACGATAAAGATTATTTAACGGTTCCCGGTTTTTTTGAGCTAAATGAAAATGTTTTAAACCAGTACGGGTTTACCAAATACGACCACAAGACGGGCAAAAAAGGACTGATTAAATTTCCAGAACCAACTTTGGAACAGGTAGTCGATTTTCCAGAGCTATTTAACGAATATCCCCAGCTAAGAAACATTAGAATAAAACCAACGCCTCCGCTCGCGTTGTTTGTAAAAGGAAGTTATAACCCGGACACTAAAGAAATCTCTTTAGCTTCTGTTCCCAATACACCAGAAGGCCGAAAAGAGATGATGAGCACGTTGATGCACGAGATTCAACATGCCGTGCAGGATATTGAAGGAACCTATGGTGGCGCTAATCCGGGTATGTTCGAACCTTTTGATTTTCAAAACCGCCGCAAAAAAAACCAAGATTCCTTAACACAACAGGAAAAGCTGCTTGAAGACGACCTTGCTGAAGTTGGTATAGACGACTCAGGTTCTAAACTTGACCAAAACAAATTTTTAAAAATATTTTCTAAAAAACAAGAACCGGGTGCTCCAAAACCGTTAATAAAGGCGTTGTCTGATGAACAGTTTCGTGATGTTAGGTTTCGGGTTTTAGGCTATGTCAAAAACAGGGCGCAAGAAGTAACCGAAAGATCAGAAGGTAAAGTATCAAAAGTAGACGAGGCGCGAAACCAACTTGAAAAAGACATCTTCGAAAGACAGGAGTACATGCGCCAAAGAAACGAAATTGCGCGAGAACGAGATCAAAGTCCTTTTTATACAGAAGAACAAATTAATGCAGTGGATGGTGAGTATAGGAATCAAGCCTTTCGATATTCAGGATCAGACCGGGATTTAATTCGTTTGAACGAATCGCTAAAAAAAATGGGGCTACCCAATTCAGAAAACTTGACTGAAAGATTAAGTAAAGCATTTGAAGAACGCATACCCGCACTTCAACCTTTGTTGAAAGAACGAAACGAATTGGATGAAATAAGCAGTCGATCTTATCAAATGTACGCGGGTAATCCTGGTGAAGTAGAAGCTCGTCATTCCCAGTTACGTTTTGAAGGAATAAAAAAAGACCGATACTATACAACGGAAGACGGCAAACAAGAACGCGCAAAACGCGATTACACTGCCGAAGAAACTATAGAACTCTTCCCAGAACAAACGCAGCAAATGGTAGTTCCGGAGCAAGGACTTGTCTATTCACTGTCCGAAGGCAAAAAGACGTTAACTCCCGGCGAACGCCTGTCTATGTCAATAGAACAACCGCCGAACGGTATTGGTGAGCCTGTATTAGGCCGTCAGGAACGATTAGAGAACCTTAGAAAGGAACGTCGAGAGTTTAGAGAAACCGTGCTCCGTGATGCAAAAGAAAAAGAGCAACGCGCACAAAAAAGATTAATAGCAGACCAAGGTCAGTTTACAAAAAAAACAGACATTATTCCGTACAACGAAAAAATTAAAGAAACACAGGCCGCAGTCAAAGAAGCTGAACAAAAAGAAAGAGAATTAACCATTAAATTACGGGACGAGTTACCCGACGACATTATCGCAAGGGATGCGAAAGGAAAACCCCTCAGTGAAGATGAATTTCGACAAGCAAACGTCATGGGTTTTCACGGTGCGTCAGAGTCCGAAATAGCAAGAATTATTGACGAGGGGGGCTTGTACCAAGAGGCTTTTGATCCTGCTTTTTATTTTACCGACGCTCCCGCTCCTGCTAGAAGTTATGGTACTGATATTTTACCTGCCAGAATTGACACTCGTGAATTCGCTGTTGTGGATATGGGGCAGACTGGCTACGCAGGTGCTGGAATTGATTCGCAAGGTAATAAAATTCTGGGAAATTACCCAAACATAATTTCAATTGAATCTCCTGTAGAAATTACGGTTTTTGGGCAAACCGGAAAAAACATAGAAGTCCCCTTAGACGTTTTAGATCAAAACACAGACGATTTGGTTTTTGAATTAAGTGGTCAGGTTCCCGGCGTTATTTTTAACGATTTTGCTGATTTAGATCCTATGGGTTTTAAACCGTCGCCTTTTTTGAAAAACGCGCCTCCCGGTACGCAAAGACGGCGTTCGTATGAAGCACAGATGAAAAGTTACCAAGACTTTGAAGACAAGCTGCCGTACCAACAAGTTGTAGTTGTCTTGGACAAATCGAAACAACGGTTGGCTAAGGGAAATCCTAGAACGTTGTTTGAAAAAATACAAAAATCCGAGGTAATAGGAATGGACCCCGAAAGTGGGTTTAGCTTAGGTGGCGAAGTATACAACCACGCAAAAAGTGGTATGGTAACCAACATGAATAGACCAGTTATTTCTCGCGGACTGTCCAATCTGATCCGCAACTACAGTCAGGGACCCCTAGCACGACTAGACGTTCCACGTGGAACGGTGCCCATGCAGACCATGAACGGGGGTGGTCCTGTAGGCGGACGATATGAAAAATATAATCCGTTTTCAGGGGACGAGCCGTTAGAAGATTTGAATAGAGCACAAACAAGACTAATTTCGCAGGGTTTGTTGCAAACGGACGATTTGCAACCTGACGTGCTCCGAAATGCACAAGATGGTCCTGCTGGTCCTCCAATAAATACTGGCAACCAGTTTATTGCCAGTGATCCAACAGTACCGTTTACTTTTCCTCAAGTCGCGGAACCAACAACTACGACGGAGCCTACCCAACAAACGACCACGACGCAGCCTACCCAACAGACGACTACGACGCAGCCTACCCAACAAACAACTACTACAACCACTCAACAGCCAACGGACCCCAGTCTTGTAGGAATGGGAAGGACCCCGGAACAAGTTGCTGCAGACCAAGCTGCCGAAACCGCAGCCGCCGCCGAGGCGGAACGTATACGGCTCGCGAACCTTGCAGGACAGCAGCAGTTGGCTGCAGAACAGTTAGCGGCACAGCAGCAGGTAGTTCAGGATAATGTCGTACCCGTTTTGGGAGAAGAACCGACAGCAGCACAGACTCTGGATCAGGCACTGGCGCAGGAGTTAGCGGATCAGGCGACCACGCAGTTGGCTGCACAACAAAATTTAGACACGCAGGTCCTTGGGGCCGAGCAGCTTGTAGACCAGCAAGCGGCGGACCGTGCGTTATTAGAAGCGCAACTGGCTAACCAAGACGACCCGACGGCCGTGTTCCAAGCACCCGCACTGACTGCGGTTGACCGAAGTTCTTTTGGGGTTCCCCCGGCAGAAGGTACACAAGTTATTGATCCGAACGCGCCAAACTTCTTGGTAGCAGACAAAATTAAACCTTACACCACGGGCTACGCACCCACGCTGGGTATGGACATTAAAAAAACGGTATACCCTTACCAGGGTATGACCGAACAAGAAATGCAGGACCAAGGCGTCTATGCAGCTAAAGTATTCCAGCCGATGCCAAAACTTGGTTTTGGTACTACCTCCGAAGAAGGCACGGAACAAACAGACGCGGAAGGCTCGGGAATGCCAGCAATTGATTTTGGGGACAACAAAACAAATATTAGTCAAACCGATCAAACAGTTACCTTACCTACCGGTCAGACAATAAAGATTCCAAAACACGGCGACTTGACCTATGACACGGAAAACGCTTCGTCGGGACCGGGCCAGTATGGTTTACCAGAGAATCAACGTTATCAATGTCCCGCGTATTACACGTTAGCGTTTGAAGGTGGTCGGCCTTATTGTAAATTAAATAAAAGGACACGTCCTTTTGGGGCTGCTCGTCGAAATCAATTAATTAAAGGTTTGCCTTCACGAACGACGGTTAATGTAGTTATAGACGATGGAGCTGGACCAGAAACAAGTTATGCAAGAGGCGGCTCCGTAGGTATTGGATCGCTTATTTAAAGCAAGGATTTAGTTATGGCAAATGGTGATAGACCCCCAGTGTCGTTGATGGATCGTGAAGGCGGTATGCTGTCCGAAGAAGACGTAGAAGCAGTAGAAA